GTTGTCAACTACTAAAGAAGTAGAGGACACTGCTGATGGTAAAGAAACTAGAGATATGACAAGAGCACAAGTTCTCAAGGCTGCATTCAGAGTGTTGACTTTGAAACTTGGTAAAGCAAAAGTACCAATGATTGTAACTAATCACACATATGACGTTGTGGGTTCTATGTTCCCAACAAAAGAAATGGGTGGTGGTTCTGGTCTGAAGTATGCCGCATCTTCTATCGTGTATCTTTCAAAGAAGAAAGAGAAAGACGGTACAGAGGTTGTTGGTAATATCATTCACTGTAAAAATCATAAGTCACGTTTGACTATCGAAAACAAGATGGTTGATGTGCGTCTAATGTATGAACGTGGATTAGATAGGTACTACGGTCTACTTGAACTTGCCCTCAAGGCAGGAGTATTCAAATCAATTTCCACTCGCATTGAATTACCAGATGGTACAAAGACATTCGGTAAGACAATCAATAATAATCCAGAGAAATTCTATACTGAAGACGTTATGAATCAGTTGGATGAGTTTGCCCAAACAGAATTTAAGTATGGTCAAAAACCAGTGGAAGTTGAAGAAGAAGATGCAGTTCAAGAATCTGAATGAAAACTACATTCGTGTTTACGATGATGTAATTCCAGAAACCATGTGTAAAAACATGATTGAAGAATTTGAGAAGAGCGAAGACCAGTTTGATAAACAAACACTAAAAGGTCATCGCTCCTTTACTCAAATTGGATTACAACAATATAGTAATTGGAAACCGTATCAACAAGATTTACAAAATGCTTTCAATAGTTGTATCAGTAGATACATGGAAGAATGTGATGTTGTTGATAAGATGTTTCCAGAACAATATGCGTATGAAATGTTTCGNTTGAAACGATACGAACCAAATGGTATTGATGAATTTCATGACCATGTNGATGTGGGTAATCATGCGTCTGCAAAAAGATTTCTGGTTTTCTTTTTGTATTTAAACGAACCAGAAGGTGGTCATACAGANTTCCCNCAAAGGGATGTTTCAGTGACACCAAAAGCAGGAAGACTTTTAATGTTTCCACCAATGTGGACACATCTTCATGCTGGAAGAAAAGTAACAGGTGACGAGTCCAAATACATAGTTGGCAGTTATCTTCATTATATTTAAGGAGTAATTATGAAACAAGGTGCAATCGTATCTTTAGTAACACTGTCAGGCGAGTTTCTTGGCAAATGGGTTAAAGAAGAAAATGGAAACATAACACTAGACAATCCAAGAATGCTGGTAAATACACCAGATGGAAAAGTGGGTTTCGCAAGAGGTGTCTGTATGACAGGTACAGAAAACACAAAACAGGCCATGTTCTATTCTGGTGGAGTTGTTCTCGTAACAGAAACTAATCCAGAGTTTAGTTCTGCATACACAGAAGCAGTAACAGGTCTTGCAGTTCCAACAGGTAAGGTTATTATCTAATGAAGGACATGAGTGAATACTACAAGTTTGTCGAGAACAAAGACCAGAAATGGACAGGTATTGGACTGACTGAAAAGGCAGGAAGATATCAAGGAGTAGTATATCGCTATGGAAAAGTCAGTGTTTCAGAAGATAAAAAAAGTGACAAAGCTACTTTACATTTTGAATGGGATATGTTAGATTCTAATGACTTACCAAAAGACTTTTTTGGTGATGACTTTTTTGAACTTGCTGGTGATATACTGCACCACATTATAAATGAACAATTAAACGAGGGCAAATTACAATATGTCGATACAGACAATAGAGAGAACAACACTATCTAATTTGATTTGGGATGAAGACTACGCTAGACGAGTCATTCCATTTATCAAACCAGAATATTATTCAGATAAGAATGAACGAGTAATCTTTGAGGAGATTGGTTCATTCATTGATAAGTACAATTCGATTCCTACACAGGAAGCTCTCACTATTGAACTCGACAACCGAAAGGATGTTAATGATGAAGAGTATAAAAAGATTGTGGACATCATTGGTTCGTTCAGTAAATCTGAAGTGGATACACAGTGGTTACTCGACACCACAGAAAAGTTCTGCAAGGACAAAGCAATCTACAATGCGGTTCTTGAAGGAATAGGAATTATTGATGGAAAGGATAAGGAAAGAACACCAGAAGCAATCCCATCCATTCTATCTGAGGCACTTGCAGTATCATTCGATACTAATATTGGTCACGACTATGTTGAAGATGGTGAGGAACGATTTGACTTCTATCATAAGAAAGAAGTAAAGATTCCGTTTGACCTAGATTATTTCAACAAGATTACAAAAGGTGGATTACCACAAAAGACATTGAATATCGCACTTGCTGGAACTGGTGTTGGTAAATCGCTATTCATGTGTCACGTTGCTGCGTCAACACTAATGCAAGGTAAGAATGTTCTTTACATNACAATGGAGATGGCAGAAGAACGTATTGCAGAACGTATTGATGCAAACCTAATGAACATTACAATGGATGACCTACATACACTTCCTAAGAAGATGTTTGAAACACAGTTATCCAAGATACAAAAAAAGACAAACGGAAAGTTAATTATCAAAGAATACCCAACTGCGTCAGCTCATGTTGGTCATTTCAGAAGTCTTATTAAAGAACTCGCATTGAAGCGTAGTTTTAGACCAGACATTATATTCATTGATTATCTAAATATATGTGCATCTTCACGATTCAAAGGAAATGCAAATGTAGGTTCTTACTTCTATATCAAGTCGATTGCAGAAGAACTAAGAGGACTTGCAGTCGAAACAAATGTACCAATCATGTCTGCAACCCAGACAACTAGAACAGGATTTACCTCAACCGATATTGGACTTGAGGATACTTCAGAAAGTTTTGGTTTGCCTGCAACGGCAGACCTAATGTTTGCACTCATCGCTACGGAAGAGTTAGAAGAACTCAACCAGATTGTAGTCAAACAGTTGAAGAACCGATACAATGACCCTACCATGAATAAACGGTTTGTATTGGGAATAGACAGAGCAAAGATGCGTCTGTATGATTGTGAACAGGAAGCACAATCGGATTTAGTTGATAGTGGACAAAATGAAAATGTATTCGATAACACACCGTTTGCTGGAAAAGGCAAAACATATGAAAAATTCTCTGACCTCAAGGTATAGTAAAAGAGAAGATATTAAGTATTATACTGACGTAAACCTTGAGACTAAAATGTGGGAAATCATTGAACTTCCCACACGAAGAGTTGTACAGGATTATACCTTTGAAGATGATGCAGCACAAGCTTGTGTTAAGATGAATCGGAATAAACCTTTTGGTGATAATCCTATTCCTGCTTTTTTGACAATTAAGAGTTGACATTCGTTCCTAGTTCAGTTATCATATAAATAGAAGTATAATTTATATGGAGTGATTGAATGTTAAGTCTCACAGAACACATAGAACTTGTTGAGGCAAAGGGCAAAAAACCGAAGGGTGCAGAGTTTGAAAATATTATCTGTGCCGCTTACAATATAAAGTCCTTGCGTCAAGATAAAGAAAAAGCAATTAAATCAGCAGAAACCAATTGGAAACCCCTTTATGATGATTGGTTAGANGTTGGTGATAAGATTGTAAAAAATNCATTTGGAAGACCTAGTGGAACTATGAAACACTTTGGTTCTGGTAATGCTCCCCTCAANCCTAAATGGGATTCTTACTTCATTCAAACNACAGGTAAACCTGCTGGTGGTTCTACAAAGACACCAAAAACTGATATGTATATTGGAAAACAAAATATCAGTCTAAAGAAGTATGGTGGTTCACAATTAATGTCTGGTGGCAAAGCCGAAACTCTTGCAACTCTTGCTGCAGCATATGACAATTTATCTGATAGTGTTAAAAGCAAAGCACTGAATGAGTCTTGGAACTCACTAACTGACGAAATTGAAAAGGATTTTATTTCTTTTAAATTACCAGCTGGTGGGCAAATAACTGATTTTAAACGAGCAATTAAAGATGGTGTTGATGATGATTTGACTAATTGGGTAAAAGAAAGATTGCAAAAACAAACTGCAATGACTCAATCTCTACAGGATTTACTTAATACAAAAGAGATTAACAGAGAAGTAGTTCGTGAAGCAATGACAGGAAATCAAAAATTTAAAGACCAACTACCAAAAGCAACACATATTTTGAAATTTGATGAACAAGGTAAATCTGATTATGTTCAAATCAATGACAAATATGTTGACTATGTTGCATCTCAAACTTCATTTAATATTTCATTTAAAACATCTGGAACAGGTGGTAGTGCATGGACTGCTACAAAGGGTATATTTAAAGAAGC